ATAATATCATTGACGTTGTAGTTCAAGTATGTATAGAAGCTCAAACTGATGATCTTAAATATGTATTCAATAATGTAATAGAAATGAATACTCCGTTCCAAAAAATATTTAGACAAACCAATTATCTTGGAACTAAAGCAGTAGAGTTTTATAAGCACCATGAAGGAGTAATCATAGGTAATAATATTAATAGGTTTGGAAAGAAACCTGAAGAAAAATTCTCTGGTGCTTTTGTAGCTGATCCTACCAAGATCTCTGATAAGAATAAAGTAAGAATTAATGGTCAACCGATTTATAAGTATAATAATGGGAATGACTTCGATTACAAACGTCTGTATCCTTCTTTGATGCAAGAATTTAATATGGCTACCAACACACAAGTTGGTAAGATTTTTATAGATAATCCTCCTTATAAAGATCCTGAATATCTTAAACTCAGTCCTGGAGGAACATTTACGGAAAATCTTGCATCTTATAATTACATTGAATTTTGTCATAGATGGTTAGGAATGATGGATATAGAAGAGATTTTGCAAGAAATTCCCAAAATGAATTTATCTAGTGATAAGAAACAAGTTATAGATCTTATCAATCCTAATAAGATTATATCTATAGATATTCCTATGCCTAATTGGGTTAAAGATGAAGTAGATAAGATCAGAAAGGAATTATTATAATGGAACAATTTAAAGAAGCTATTATAGATGGGGAAAAATTAATGAGATGCTTAGTAGAAGCTAAGCATCTCAAATCTGAAATAATTCATATTCCTTCCAAGATGCTCAATAAATATAATTATTCAGATTATAAGAATACCTTTGGTTATAATCTTCCTCAAATTTATGGGGAAAGTTTTAATTCAGTTTTTAATATAGGAGTATTCGAAAAATTATTTGATGTGATATTTGTAATTCCCGAGGATTTAAAGGTAGAGTATATCTCATTCTTTAGTAAGAGTTTAAATCCCTTCTTTAAAGATATTAAAGAAAATGAAGTAAATACAGATAAGTTATCTTTGTTAATAGGATATAAGCAAGTTGGAAGTATTGCAAAGGGATATGTATGTAGAATCTCAACTATCCCCCAAACTATCAATGGAGAAAATGTTACTGTTTCTATGGATTGTATAGGAGATAGAAGTAATATAAGCACTCCTATATTTGAGAATATCATAAACTATATTTCAAAATCAGAAAATGAAGATATCTCATACATGGATGTAACAAATAATGAAAGCTTTAGATCTATTATAGATGATCATAAAACGTCTGATGGGGCATTTAGATTTGTTCCTACTGGAATGGATGGAAGATCATTACCTGAGTATATGAGTTATATTTCAAAATCTATCTTAGATATATCAAAGAATGATTCTGTATATCTTTGTGCCAATAAGATAGACTTCATATATTCTTTGTTCAATGGAGTAAATCTTATGAGATTTATTATAGTAAAGAAAAGTAAGAAATGTAAGATAGACACAATATTCGTTACTAGACGAATGTAGGGGTGGGTTTATTGGTCACATCTGATGAAAGACAGATGAGAGATGTAATATTGTTGTATACTAAGATGCAAGATCATATCATGTTTCTTGGTCCTAATGCAACAATGAATATGAATGTCTCTTTATATATTCCTGTAAAAGCTGGAGAGGGATATACAAAAAAATATTATTATAGAGAAGTACAATATACAGATAATGAAGGATTTAAAAAAAGAAAGATAGTTAGGGGATTTGATTGTTTTCTAACTATAGAGAATCTTAGAAGAAATAAATCAGATTTTAGAGAATCAGTAATGATAAATGCTGGTCATTTAGAGATGCTTAGATTATCTCTATTACCGAAGTTAGAAGACTTTGTATTATATCCTGAGAATACATATGAATCCAGAAAAGGGAAATTATATGCAAAGAAATCTGAAGGAGTAACCATAGATTTACCAGGAAATAAGTATATTATATTTAGCCCTGGGTTGCATAAGTATTATAATGAAGAAGTACAGCCTTGTTTAGATCTATATCTAAATAATAAAAATAATATCATAAGTATGAGTTTCCAAAAGGTGTTGGAGTTTATGAATCTTATAAGGACTTTTCAGATTTATAATTATGCTTGTACTATGATTAATGCAATGCCTACTCCTATCCCTGGATATAATATGTATGATATGAGTATAAATCAAGAAGAACTTTCATTCTTTGATACAAGAAATAAAAACAAGAGAATGCAGTAATCTGCATTCTCTATATTTTTTTTAGTTAATTGTAAGCATAACAGGTTGGTTCTTATTAGCAGCAGATACAAAGCTTTGATCAAATATTTCTACTACTTGTTGTCTATCCCTTGCTTTTTCTTCAAGAGAAGATAATTTCAGATCAATATTTGCATATACAGTTTCTAAATTATCATACATCTTTAATTGTTCATATAAGTAGGTAGCTACATCAGCTGTTGCTAATCTTTCAAATATTTCCATTTGAGTAGGAGGAATTGTTTTCAAATTATCTGCGTGTTTTACAAATAATGAAATAGGTATCCGCTGGAACTTAGTAATAAAACTAGCAGAAATAGCTACATTTAATTTAATTTTATTAGGTGGAATCCATTCTACATAAATACCATTTGCAAAAGCAGATATATGGTCTGCCATCTGAACAATATCTGCATATGTCCCAAAATCAACAGATGAAGACATCATATCATATGTATTTACCCCACCATAGGTTAAACCAGGAAAGTGGGCAGACCAGCTATGCCAATCTATATCCCCACATCCAATGATAGTCTGGCTTTCGCATATTGTTTCATCTATGAGCCAATAATCTCCTTTTTGGTTTTCAGGACCAAGTTGATAAGGAACTTTATTAGGAAAATAACGAGAGAATGTATCTAAGGTTTCATTACAAATAACTTCTCTTGCCCATTTATCTTTAGAAAGATAATCTGGTAAATTCATCTGCATTGTTCCTAAACGTCGTTCTATCTTATTAAGGAGTTTAGTCATTTCATTTGCCATTGGCATATTATTCACTAATCCTTTCACATTAAAAAGTCTATTATACTAATGTGAAACAAAAAAAAAACAAGGGCTTATTATAAGCCCTTGGGAACTTTGTACTCCCCGTTTTTAAACAGGGAGTCGTTCTTTTGTTGGAGAAGCTTTTGTTTATGCTCCTCCATGTCTTTACGATAAGCTTCCTCATCGTAACTTATGAGGTTGGGCTTATCGTAGTACTGGTCTGTATATTTACCAGTGACACGTTCTACTTCATTTAGAAGCTCAGCGTGATAGTTGATCACGCTAAGCCCATAGAAAAACCCCGCCATAATTATGGCGAAAATAGCAAGATCTTTTAGTTTTCTCATTTTTATTCTCCTTTTCTGGGTAATTATTATATTGCCCAAAACAATATTTTGTATTTTCACCATAATAATATACAGTTAAGTTTTCTTACTTTTACATTATTCAAACTCAGTTACATCCATCAAACTAGGAACTTTGTTTTCTTTAATATTCCCCAGCCCTTTATTAGGAACTATAGCACCAGGGATCTTATTAAGATCTACATAGTCGCCATAATTTACTTTAGGAACTTTAGGAATTATATCTCCAGGATTGGGTTCATTCTTTCCAATGAATGATTTTTTATTCATACTTTCATAATCCACCTTTCCAGGTTCTATGGAGTTTAATCCATCCCCAATTTCTTTTTCATCTAAAAGTACATCTTTATTATACAAACTTGCATAATAATCCACAGCATCTTTTATTCCTGTAATTAGAATACTGAGATTGTGCATTACCAATATAAACTTCTTTGTAGATTTATTGTACAACCCAAATATATCAGGAGATACAAAGAAGCCTTTACTTAATACCATTTTATCTTTAAAATCTAAAGATTCAGGATAAGTTTTACTTAGCAGATCTACCACATAATAGATATTTTTGAATAGGGAATTCTTATCATTTTCTGAGTCTAAAGGTAAGGTCTGAATATTCTTCTTGTCTACATATTTAAATATAGATTGTTTCAGTTCTCCTGTGACCTCAAGATCATTTAGATAATACTGTTTCATAAGATCCCATTCTTTTTGATTCATTAAATCGAATCTAACCCGTTCTACTGCATCTCTAGAGTTAATAAATTCAATCTTATTTCTAGGAGTAGTTATATAAATCGTTTCACTTTTCTTTTCATCTCTAATGATTTCTGCTCCTGTAAAATAATATGCTCCTTTCTTATAATAATTTTCAGAAATGATCCTCTGATATCTTGTAAAGATATCTATGAAATAATCAAACATAGCTTCATCTGTTCTTAAAGCAGGAGATGCAAAAAGTTTATTTGCTTTCTTAGCTGCTTCTATTTCAGATCTGCGAATAAGATCACTAATAAAATCAGGTTCTATAATACCTGCTGCAAATAAAGGAATAGGATCTTCAATAAAGGCCATCTTAAAGAACTTAGTATAGTTTATAAAACTATTTTCAAAATAATCATCATTGATAGCTAGATTATACATTCTACGAAATTCAATATTCGTAGATAACCATCTATCTACTTTGTTCTTTACAACCTTTGTTCTAGAGATCTTTATATTATTCTCTAATGAAAAGCATATAGTATCTTCATCGGGGAGAATATAGGAATGGATGTAATCTAATATATTACCAGACTCAGCCTTTCCTCTACCCCAAATATAGATCATATCTATTAGATCCATTAAACTCATAGGACCCATAATAAATAGATTATGATAAGTTACAGGAAGATACTTTTCTCCGTCAATACTCTTATTAACCTTTTCAAAAGGAGTACGAAGATTTAACCAATTAAGATTCTTATCGATCTTGTCATATCCAAGATTTCTAAATAAAGAAGCCATATATTGGAGCTGTGTTAAATGATCTCTAGTACAATCCCCTTGTTCCATTTGAAGCATTTTGTCATAGGAAGTAATCTTAATATCTTTTCCTCCTATATTCATTACATAATAATCCACCATATCATTCTCCTCCATTATAAAAAATTCTTAAGAATTAAATAAACTATTTTAAGTTTGATAAGTATACTAACTCATCATATTTATAATATATAATTATGGAGGATTTTCCATAGTATCTTAAAGATACTATGGAATTTGTAAGGCAATGGTTTTATATTCTAAGGCAAAATAAGTGTGTTCAGTCATTCCATCTTTTACTTTTCTAAATACTAATCTAACCCCATAGTCTCTTAATAAGACTATAATCTCATTATTTAAAGTTTCATTATCTATCTTAATAAGAGAGAATGAAGATATGGCATTCAAAATATCATTCTCATCTTCAGTCTCTTCTGCCTTCTTTATTTTAGAAAAAATAAGATCAGCTACTATTTTATCATCATTCATTTTTTATACCTCATAAAAAATAACTCACCAGGATATAATTTCCTGGTGAGTATCATATTAGAACTGAATAATATTTGTGTAAGTTATATTCTTGCTATCTAACTTACTAATACCAATCTCTTCTAAAGGAAAACTTCTTAAGTTATCTTGAATAATACTGATATAATCAATAAAAGGAACTATCCAATCAGGGATTTCTACATCTGAAGGAATGGCTATAGAAGATACTTCTCCTTTAAAGTTTTCATCCTTTAGAAGTTCGACTAATCTTAAATAATGATTAGGGTGAGATTCTGCTATTAGATCTGCATTCTTAGAAGTTATATTTGTTTTGATAATAAGAATAGAATTTCTTCCTTCCAGATCTATATTTTCTTCTTCCTTATCTTTGATTTCATTATATGCTACAGATGCTTTGATGCCTTGAATACTCATGGGTTTCTTATAAGCATACATAGATTTTATTCTTGCAGGTTTATGGAAAGACTTATCCTTACTCTTAAGAGATTCATATATCTCTTTTTCTAGAATAGCAAACTTCTTTATGATATCAACCTGATCAATAAATGAATTTCTAAGAATATCAAATTCTAGAATCTTCTTCAATCTATTAGATGTAGTTTCAGGTATCCCTACTTTAGTCATAGGAAGGCCCTTTATATCAAGTTGTTTATTTTCAGGAACTATATTCCCTTCTTGAACCAATTGTAAATCTGCATAGTTCTTCTTCCCTTTTGTAAGAAGTAAGCATTTGAATAAGAATTCATTCTTCATGATAAGAAGACAATCTCTATTATCTGCTTTTGTATTATAGTTTTCACTAAATAAGACCATATAATCTAAGATCAATTGGCTTACTATATAAGACATGATATCTACAATACTATATCTAAGAGAATCTTCTTCAATTACAACCAAAGGATATTTCTTTCTCTTAGCTTCAACCAATTTATCATTATAAAAATCATAATCATATTTAGGTTGGTTTTCTTGATATTGCTTTATTAACTTATTTCCTTCTTCTTCTAATTGAGCAGAAGTATATTTTACTTTCATAGGAATTCCAATTGTATATTTTAATACAAATCGATACCATTCATCAAGAGATATAATACAAGAATCTGTATCCGTTATAAGAACTACATCTCGTTGCATATCATAAACTCTAGGAAGTTTATCTATATACATATGACGATAATATACGTACTCAAACATGATATCTTTCAATAATACTAACTCTTCTTCAGATTCTTTAGGAATCTTGTTAGGATCTAAGAAAGGTTTCTCTAATTTAACTAAAATTGTTAAGATAAGATTGATTATCTTTTTATTTTCACAGAACCTGTATAAATTGTTCTTATAATACAAAACATTGATACATCTTTGGTCTAGATTACAAATGGTTTTCCAGATAGCATCTCTTGCCTCATCTGAAGGGATCCATCCATCTCCACCACAGTTCTTCATTATTCTTAAGAAGCATTCTTCGATGGTTATATTTCTATCAAGTATATCCCAATCTTTAAATCGATAGAATTTAGGATTCTTTTGATCTTCTACTATATTTTCTATGAATTGCAATGTTTCTGTAAGAGATGAGAATCTAACATTATTCCCAAGGAAAGATTCAAACATGGTAATGGATGCGGATATACAACCACGTCCTTGTCCAGTTACAGCTGTACAAAGATAGAGATTATAAAATATACTACTATACTGACCAGCACACCCATATAATGCATTACAAGATACTTTGTAATTTGTTTGTTTTAAATTCCATGCATTAAACTCTTCAGATCCTTTAGGATGTTTCTTCATTTCTTTTTTTGCTTCATCTCGTTTATCAACAAGATATTGTATTAGATTATAAAACGGATTTTTTACAGTTCCATGTTTACAAAACAAAACCCCTTCTGTAGTCATGATAGCTTTATCATTTATAAGATCATTTGCTAATGATAAATAATCTGTAATGATTTCTCTCTTAGTATAATTATTATTTACTCTAAGTTTATTTTCTTTATAACTCTTTTCTACAGAGATATCTATAGCCTGTATCAATTCCATTCTAGATAAGTTAGGCATTATTCTTTCTAGAATATGAAGCATAGATTCTTTATATTTATTTATTAAGATTCCTTTAGGTACTGCTTTCTCTTCCATTATATTTCTCCTTTATAATAGATTATTTCATAGTTTCTGACTCTATTCATTTTAATAATATATAACGAATAAAGAATTTGCTGTTAAAACATAATAATAAACTCCTTGTATTAGTTATATAAGGCTAATATAGCGGAGAGAATTCTCTCAAATAAAAGTATTTAAATCCTAGGAGGTACTTAAAGATGTTTTTCAAAAAAGATGATTCTTTCTTAGATGAAAGTTTTGATCAAGAAATTGATGGTTCTGGCATTATTGATCAGGACGCATTGATGGAAAATATGTTGGTTGATGAAATGAACCGCATGTCTGACGCTGAATTCGAAGCTTATACAGAATCTTCCGAATTCAACAACTTAGTAGAAGCTGGCGTATTGGGTCGTCGTTCTTTGGTTAAGATGAATCGTAAGGATGACCTTCGTCGTCGTATTCATTTGGCTTCCATTCAGATGGCTCGTGAACAGGGTGATGCTGACTGGGAAGCTCTTCGTAAGAACCGTATTAACGAACGTCGTTTGCTTAAGAAGATTTATACAAAGTATCAGAACCGTGTTCGTCGTAACGCTATGCAGAGTCAGAAGCGTTTGATTAAACTTACACCGGATGCATTTAACTTCAACAAGATTAATCGATAATAATTTATTAGGCTATGGATTAAGTTCCATAGCCTATAATTTTCTTAAATATAATTTAAAATACATACTATAATTTTGGAGTAAGAAATTACAAATCTATTCACAATATATTACATGGGGTTTAGCAAATGAGGAGGATTTTGACTGATGAAACAAAGTAATCTTACCAATTTCCAAAATTATTACATGTATGATGAGCTTATTAAAAATAAGAAATTAGAAGTAGATGTAACTACTATAGATAGTAGTAATTGGGAGTTTCATTATAAAGGAATTTTAAATATCCTTAGAGATGGAATAGAAACCCCTGAAGTTCAAAATTTATATATTACCATTTATTTCAATGGAAACAAAAATGAATCTGTGGATCTTATGATCACAGATTACTATTTAAATCTGATAATGTGGTTCCCCATTATCTTTATAAAGAAGAAAATTCAACCTCAACATTTATTCTTTGAAGAGCATACAACAGGAGATACAATTAAAGCCTTTATAGATAAATACATTGTAGAACCTAATAAGATTGAAATTGAAAATAGAATCTTAAACAATGCCATTGCTGATACATTATTCCACTTCTCTGATGTGGATGATTTTTCACTCTTCTTAGCTAATACTCTTAACTTAGAAGATGATATAGATATCATGCAACATAGCAAAGCATATTATGATTTACTTCATGCTGATTTAAGCGGAGTTCCTATTGGAGAAGTAAAAGATAGAGGTATGGAATTAGTTCATGATGCTATTGATAATTACATCATGAAATCTAAAGAAATAGTTGGGTATGATCATTGTCTTAAATATGCCTTTGGAGCAAAAGAAGGTATTAATATTAGACAATACAAAGAAAACAATATTAATATAGGCACTAAGCCTGATGGACAAGGTTCTATCTACCATGATATTATTAATAAATCCTATATCAATGGTGGTTTGAATACATTAGTAGCACAATACATTGATAATGGGGCTTCTCGTGTAGCTCAAATTATTTCTAAAAAGAATGTTGGGGATTCTGGTGCGTTTGCCAGAATTCTTGGATTAAACAATATGGATACATTCTTAAATAGTGATCCTCATTTTGATTGTGGTACTAATAATTTTATACATCTTCTTATTAAAGATGCTAAGCACTTAAAGCTTCTTGAAGGAAGATATTATCGTTTTGAACGATATGGAGCGGAATACAAAATCAACACTTCGGATTCGACCCTCATTGGCAAGAGGGTATTTTTAAGAAGTCCCATTACATGTAAATCAAATGCAGATGGGCATGGTATTTGTTATAAATGTTATGGAGATTTAGCTTATACCAATAGAGATATTTCTATTGGTCGTATTGCTACAGAGCATGTAACTTCTCAATATACTCAAAAGAGATTATCTGCTAAGCATTTATTAGAAACAGTTATCGAAGTAGTAAATTGGAATTCTAATTTCCATACTTTTTTGGAAATAGAAAATGTAAATACTATTGTATTTAAAGAGTCTTTGTTTGAAAATAAGAATATGAATGGATGGAAGTTCAAGATTGATTATCAAGATCTCCAAGTAGAAGGAGATGATGAATTCTTTGAACACAATAAATTCAGTAATGATTCCCATGCTACTGAAGATAGTGGTCCGTTCATGGAACAATTTATTACCAAATTTTACATAGTATCCCCTAAAAATGAAGAGTTTATAATCACAGCAGTAGATGATGATGGAAATCCTATAGAAAATAAGATGTATCTTTCTAATGCATTATCTTCATTCATCTATAATAAGATTTCTGAAAATGAATTAACTTTTGATACAGAAAATACAGATATTGTGATTCCTTTAAATGAATTACAAGATATTGAACTCTTCTTGCTCAAGATTCAAAACAATGACTTAGGTAAGTCATTAGATATCTTTACGGATATAATTAATAAGAAGAATGTAACCAAATCATTTGATAAAGATACTATTGTAGAATCTCTTCAAGATGCAGCATTAAAAGGTGGAGTAAAATGTCAATCTATCCATCTTGAAACTATTTTATCTTCGCAAATTTGTTCGGAAGAAGATAAACTTAAGAAACCTGATTGGTCTAATCCTGATGCTAAGTATGAAATACTTACTTTGAATGAAGCTTTGACTAATAACAAATCTATTATCGTAACTCTTGATTATCAGAAACTTGGAAGAGCTTTATTCCAACCTATAAACCATACTAAGACAGAACCTAGTATATTAGATCCGTTCTTCATGGCTAAACCTAAGAAGTTCTTAACTGCAGATCATGAAATATGGTCTGAAGTAAATAAATCTACAATGCTTCCTGGAGAATGCCCTATTATTTTTACCAAAGATAAATCTGATAAAATACCTAGAGATATTAGAAAGCATTTTGCATTTAGAGATAGACCTAAAACTGAAATTGATGACTAAGTTATACCCCAATAGCATTTCTGCTATTGGGGGAGTTATTTGTAAGAAAAACAAAATGAAAAGAAAGTATAACAAAACAAACATTATCAACATACAGGAGCGTATAAGTGTTACATACAGGAGATCAATATAGTTTAGCAAAAGGAGAGATAACAAATAACTCAATATTATGTTAACCTGTTCAAAACCTATATAGATTATATACTATAAATATGAATAGATCTTTAGAATCTAGCGTATATTTATTTAACTTTATTTTATTTTTCTATTTTTTAATTTTAGGAGGAGATATTATGCTATATTTCGAAACTACATCTACAACTGCAGATGGGAATAAAGAATATAAAGGGTTCTTTATTTCATTTGTGGACAAAATCGAAGTCTACAAACATACCGATCTCAAATATGATGACAAAGATATTTGGGAAATTTTCTTAATTGGTAGAGATAATAATAACCAAACAAACTCTATCACATTTTATTGCTATCCTTTTTATGATAAGCGAGAACCTGATAAAAAGATTATTGGTTATAATCTTTTAAATAAGACTCTTAAGAAGATAGCAGAAGATTCTCATATTTTCAGAATCACTGTTATCGAATCTGATTATATGAATTATATTGAAGGTTTTGACCAAGAATCTTTAATCAAATTCATTGAATCAGCTCCTGAAGAATTTGAAAGAACTATACTAGAAGGAGATGCTAAAAATGAAATGTATTTATATTTCATGGATACACTTCTAGATTTTATTGAAATAATCAGAGATGATCTTGTTTGGGATAAGATGGATGAATCTTAACTCGATTAAACTTTATTTTGTTGGGGTTGTAGGAGGATATATAATATGTTAAATTTTACAATGTTGGATATCAATTTTACTAATAATGAAGAAGTATCTAGAAATAATGTGGAAGATATATTTAGATCATACAATTACAAAGAGTTTGGTAATATCATTATCACTGACTTAGATGATGATATTACTTATGATGGTAAAAAGTTATGTGCCATCGAATTTAGTAGATATGGAAATAATTACTATGAAGAATTCTGCATAATTTCCTATCGTGTAGTAAATAAAGCCAAGTTAACTCTTACTTTGAAAAGGCTTATAGAAGATAATAGCTATTTCGATACTAAGCTCATACTTGGATACAAATTCAAAGATCATCTTTACTCTTCAAGTATTGATAGCGAAGATGTATCTAAGGGCATATCTGATTTCATCACAAAAAATAATTTTAGGGGTGATGAAATGTTAGACTTTGAAAATATGATAGAAAGACTAAGAGAAAACTATATTGCTAGCAAAAAAACAGATGCTGCTCTTGAATATGAAATATATCATATTTAAAAAGTTTATTAGAGAAGGGATTGATTCCCTTCTCTTTTTTTTTGTAATTTTAAGTTAGGTATATACAATAATTATGAAATGCAAAACGATATAGTAATTCTTATAAAGGAGATTCTATAATGCAAAATAAAGAAGTTACTAGCAAAATAGAGATGAGACATACTGCTACTATCATTCATAATTATGATATTGGAGATAATGAATTTATAGAAAGAAAGTTCTCTATTTATAATAAAACCTGTCATAGATTAGAGCCTAAAGGAATGTATTATGATCAAGAAAATAAAGATTTATATCTTCCTGCAGGATTAGAACAGTATTTTATAGATAGATCATTTGGCGATGATATTTATAGAAAAGTATATCCTGATGCATATGATAAGATTCCTAAAGTAAGATTAAAGTATCTTCCTAGAGATGAAAAACAAAAAGAAGCAATCAGATTCTGTTTAGGAATGGATCCTTATAGAAGAAATCTTAATAAACCTCAATTGCAGTTGAATTTAAATACTGGTGTAGGTAAAACATATGTAGCAGTAACCACCTTTGCTTATCTATCTATCAAAACAATGATGATTACCTCTTCATTAGATTGGATTGATCAATGGAGAGAAAAGATAAAAGAATATACTGATTTAAAAGATGATGAAATCTATACTATTGCAGGAATGGGAACTATAGCTAAGCTTATCAATGGAATGAAAGATATTTCTAAAATCAAATTCTTTCTGTGTTCTCATAGCACATTAAAGTCATTTGCTAAAAAGCATGGATGGAATATGGTAGGTGCTTTATTTAGAAGATTAAAGATTGGCGTTAAGATATATGATGAAGCACATTTGTGGTTTGATAATATTTGTATGATAGATTTCTTCACAGATACTTATAAAACATTCTATCTTACAGCTACTCCTATTCAATCAGATTATTTTGATAATAGGATATATCAAGCTGCATTTAAAACAGTTCCCTCTATAGACTTATTTGATGAGGATAAAGATCCTCATACAAAATATATTTCTATATTATTTAATTCCCATCCAAGACCTCAAGATATACAAGAATGTGCTAATGTGTATGGGTTTGATAGAATAAAGTATACTGATTATTTAACTACAAAAGAAAATTATTATAAAATACTAAAGATTTTATTAGTAATGATAGAACAAACTGTATCTCCTCAAGGAAAGGTTCTTATCTATATAGGAACTAATGCTGCTATACTAAAAACTTTTTATTGGATTAGATACAATTACCCAAACCTTCCTATAGGGTTATTCTCTTCTTTAGTTCCTAAAGATGTAAAGCAAAGAGAATTAGAAAATAAGATTATACTTACAACTACAAAGTCTGCTGGTGCTGCCTTAGATATAAAAGGATTGGAAATGACTATTGTTCTTAATGAACCTTTCAAATCTAAAGTCCTTACTAAACAAACTTTTGGTAGAACTAGATCAGATAATACTAGATATATAGACGTGGTTGATGTAGGGTTTAGTACTTTAAAATACTATTATACTACAAAGAAACCTTTGTTCAAAAAAATAGCTACTGATTGTTCAGAGATACAGTTATCAGATTATGAAATAAATCAAAAATTATATGAGATCTTTACAAATGAGCAAAAGCAATTAGAAACTATTCAATCAAGTAAAAATTTAAAACAAGTTATAGAAATTACGAAGACTATAGGGAAGAGCCATTAAGCTCTTCCCTACAATCTCTGTGTTAGCATTAAAAGATTCGTATTACGGGTTGACCCTTAAAAATTGATATCGAAATAAAGATATACTTATCGAAGAGCTATATCCTAGGTATAATATAATTCGATGTTTGAAGAATACCTCCCCAACGTTCATCATGCTAAACTTATCTAATTCTAGTTTGGAAGTTCTCGATAACTAATCAGTTATCTGTAGGACCTAAATATTTAGATTCAGTTTAGTATTTCGTTATCGCAATATGAATATGACAAACAGAGTGTCTGCTTTATATAAGTATTACAAATTGACGGATGAAATGGTGCGTTACAATTTTTATAGATGTACTACTTCTTATATTTTTTTTACAAAAATTCGTTTAGGCAAACACTCTATTTATCATTATTAATTAGTTAAGTGGATTTGTTAAATTAATATTGTTGACCTCCAGATCCTCCCATGTCTCCACCCATTTCTTCTGCCCCTTTTACTTGATCAGAAGCTGATTGTACTTTAGCTTTATCAGCCATTTCATTTATTTTATCCATCGGTAAGAAGGAATTGAAATAGTATTCCATAAGCATAGCTGAGAATGACATCTTAGCTGTTTCATCTTGAGATGAGCCAAATTTCATTTGAGTGATGCTATTGATTAATTCTTGAGACATAGAAAGAATTTGGGAAGTATTTGTAAAGTTAAGCATAATAGGAAGCGGAAGCTCTACAGATACATTTACTTTTGTATCATATTCATATTGATACAATTTTGTATAAATTTCAGATAGAATAGGTTCAAATAACTTCTGTCTTCTATATACTTTGATTAAGAATCTAGCATTACTCATAGTAAGATGAGTAGCTGTCGATTCTTGATATCTACTGTTTACCATTTCCAAAGAAACACCAGTTTGATTTACTGCCATTTCTTCAAGCATATTCATAAATTCAGTTTTTACTTCTACGTTTTGACCAGGCATGATTTCAAAGCTAACAGGAGATTCGCCATTAGCATTTTGAGGAATTACCAAGTCATTAAATCTACCAGTTACATTAAGGATATTATTCATATTTTCAATCTGTCTAAGATTGAAGTTAGAACGTTTAATTTGATTGATTACATTGAGCAATACAGAAGTGATATTGGTATCAACTGTCTGTTTTACATGGTATAATCTCTTATCATATCCTCTAGTAAGAAGAGCAATAGTATTTGAGATATATAAGCAAGTAAATAATTTAGCAGGGAAGATAGATTTGGCTAAATCAGATACGCCTCTATGACTCTTATCATTCAATTCAAAATAAGAATGAATAATATCTGAAGGAGGAATAAAGGTAATTCTCATTTTAGCTGTACTACCATTTCCATTATCTGCATTATATTTAAGAATAGCATAGATTTCTTTAGATAAATCTTGATTAGCATTGATAAAATTCTTATCTATTCTTTGAGAAATCTTTTTTGCAATCTTTAAAAGAACTTCATTTGTTTGAGCACTGTTATTCATAGCAGTGTTTGTATTTTCTCTAGCAGTTCTTCTAGGACGCAGCCCACCTAAAGTTGAAGTGAAGGTCATACCATTAGCTTCATCACCAGAACCATCAGGACTATTTACTTCAAGGTAATAATATCCAAGACATGTATTCTTGTTAATATATACAGGAGTAACTTTATCATGTTCTAAGATTTCTAATACTGCACCAGGAAGTTCTAATTCAGATTCTTTTTTAGAACCTCGTTTTTCATTAATATCTTTTAATCCATCATTTGCTAAACTTGTAGGAACTTCTAAAGTTCCATTTTTTACTGCTCTTTTTAATCTATCATTTGCATTTTTAGAATATAAAGAGTTAGAAAGGTAGGTTGTTTTATTATAACCGAGTCCAGATTCAACCGAGGCCTCCCCAAATAGAGTTGCTGTTTCTCTTATAATGCGTCTAGCATTATTTTCGTGTGCAAGGATACTTGGAATGACTCCAGTTTTGTTAATTTCTATATCTATACCTTTATATGTAATTCCTTTATCTTCATAACCAGATAAAGCAGAATTAGGAATATTTGTATCTTCATTTAAATCATAGACTTGTTCTAATCGTTTACTTTGTAGATCAGCTTCATCTTTATATTCAGTATATTTAAACCGAAGAGTTTCATTGATCTGTTCAAACCTTGTATTCATTTCTTCTTCAGTACAAATAGATGCTTCTGATAATAAATTGGATGAAGGCGTCTTTTTTAATAAACGATCTAATGCTAATTTATAGGGAACAATATATACAAACTGTTCTCCATATTTAGCAGTGTCTGAATATAGCTTTTCTCTAAATTGATCCAATCTATATTTTTTCTGGAATAAATTTAAATCGGATCCATCAGCTTCAGATTTCCCATTATTAGAACCATCTGAGCTTAAACGTTCAATAGAAATACGAACCGCATCATCATTAAAATGATCAGCAGATAAGATATTATCTTTCTTAATATCTAATGCTTCATCGAGTTTAGGCATATACTTGCAGATAGTATCTATTTCTCTATCTAAATCTCGTACTACAGTATTCTGAGAATAGATATCCATGATATCTGTAAGCATTGTTTCATCTTCTAATACATTACGTATTTCATTTATTTGATCTGTATCATTTTGGAATAATGTCTTAGCATAAAGCTCAGACATATCCAATCCACCATTGCTAGATTTAGCTTTATCAATAAGAGTTTCTAAATCATTATCCATCTTTCTCTTGATGGAGTCAATATATTTAGTATTATCATTATTGGTAAAATATGTATTCTTATAAAGATCATCTATGCTTTTCTGCACATCATCGATAATTTTTTTATTTAAATTAGTATTTAAAATAGGCATATCGTCTGATTTCGGAGTCTTGTTTTTATCGTCAGCCAACTAAATTCCCTCCTAAAATACGTCAATTTAAGACAATTACCTTAATGTATCCAGTATACTAAATAATCAACAATAAAAATCTCTATACTGGAATTAACCAGTATAGAGATATTATTTTTACATAGTTGCTTTAAGATTAACGATAGAATCATATGTCGGAGAATCTGCAACTGTTGCATCAGACGATCCAGCATATACTTCAGCAGATGCTTCAGGATGAATAGATTTATTAAGGATATTGTATCCGAATTCCA